AAAACCACATGGCCCACTCCTTGGGAAATGATTGAAGAAAATCGTTACTGCGACTTTACAAAAATATTAGCAATATACTACACTTTACAGTTAACTGATCGTTTTTCTAGCAGTCGTTTTGAGATACATATTACACTAGACGAAAAAGAAAGTGTAATAAGATACCTTCTTTTCGTTGACAATCTAACAATAGGGTATTATTATAATAAGAGTATTGACGCAACTGACTTACCTATGCTGAAATGCCAGATGCAGCACGACACACTACCTACATATTAATAAATACCAAATAGACAACAAAAAGGAAAAGATAATGATTCAAGTTACTAAACGTGACGGGCGCAAAGAGACTCTCGATATTGAAAAGCTACACAAGGTTGTGTTTTATGCATGTGAAGATATTACAGGAGTTAGTCCAAGCGAAGTAGAACTTAAGAGTCAGATTCAGTTTTACAATGGTATTACTAGTAAAGAAATCCAAGAAACACTTATTAAAGCAGCAGCAGATCTTATCACAGAAGAGACTCCTAACTATCAATATGTTGGTGGAAGACTTGTTAACTATGCGCTACGCAAAGAAGTATACAACGGATTTGAGCCGTGGCATGTTAAGAAACTAGTTGATCGTAATACCGAAAGCGGATTCTACGATCCAGAACTTGTTACAAAGTACAGTGACGACGAGTGGGAAAAGATTAATACATTTATTAAACATGACAGAGATGAGAACTTAACATATGTTGCTATGGAACAGCTTCGTGGCAAGTATCTTTGTCAAAACAGAGTAAGCGGTGAGATTTTTGAAACACCACAGATGTGCTACATTCTTATTGCAGCAAGTCTTTTCCAAGACTATCCAGTTGATTCCCGTTTGCAATGGGTAAAGGATTATTATGATGCTATTAGCTTGCACGACATTAGTTTGCCTACTCCTGTTATGGCAGGAGTTCGTACTCCGCAACGCCAGTTTAGTAGTTGTGTTCTTATTGAAACTGATGATAGTCTTGACAGTATTAATGCTACTGCTGCCAGCGTTGTTAAGTATGTAAGTCAAAAAGCAGGCATTGGCATTGGTGGCGGGAGTATTCGTGCTATTGGTTCCCCAATTCGCAAAGGCGATGCTTATCACACAGGCATCATTCCTTTCTACAAGCACTTCCAAAGTGCAGTTAAATCATGCAGTCAAGGTGGTGTACGTGGCGGAGCAGCAACTATTTACTATCCAGTATGGCACTTGGAAGTAGAAGATATGCTGGTGTTGAAGAACAACAAAGGTACAGAAGAGAACCGTGTAAGACATATGGACTATGGTGTACAGTTTAACAAGTTGATGTATGAAAGACTTATTGTAGGCGGCGATATAACTCTTTTCTCGCCTGCTGATGTACCTGGATTGTATGAAGCGTTCTTTGCCGATCAAGACAAGTTCCGTGAACTATACGAACGTGCAGAGCGTAACACAAAGCTACGCAAGAAAACAGTTAAAGCAAGTGATTTGTTTAGTGCATTTATGGAAGAGCGTAAGAACACAGGCCGCATCTATTTACAGAATGTAGACAACGCTAATGATCACGGTTCATTCCTTCCAGAGCTTGCACCTATTAGACAGAGCAACTTGTGTGCAGAGATTGACTTGCCAACTAAGCCACTCAAAGACTTGAATGATCCAGAAGGCGAAATCAGCCTATGTACTCTTAGTGCAATCAACTGGGGCAACATTCGTACTCCAGCAGACTTTGAGCGTGTATGTCGTCTAGCAGTACGTGGACTAGATGCATTACTAAGCTATCAGAACTATCCTATCCTAGCAGCACAGCTATCCACAGAGAAACGCCGTCCTCTAGGCGTTGGCATTATTAACTTTGCATACTGGTTGGCCAAGCACGACTTAACATATCAAAACATCGATGCAGATGGACTTGCACTTGTAGACGAATGGGCAGAAGCATGGTCATATTACTTGATCAAAGCAAGTGCAGATCTTGCAACAGAGTTCGGCGCACCAAGCGGCAACATGGAAACAAAGTACGGACACGGTATTACACCTAATCAAACATACAAGAAAGATGTAGATGAATTAGTCAAGCACAAAGAACGACAAGATTGGAAAGGGTTGCGTAAACAACTTAAAGCAACAGGTATTCGTAACAGCACACTAATGGCACTTATGCCCAGCGAAACTAGCGCACAGATTGCTAATGCTACAAATGGCATTGAACCTCCACGTAGTTTAATCAGCGTGAAACAAAGCAAGCACGGTGTTCTTAAACAGGTTGTACCTGAGTACAAACGACTAAAGAACAAGTATGATTTACTATGGGATCAACAGTCACCAGAAGGCTACTTGAAGATTATGGCAGTACTACAGAAGTACATTGATCAAGGCATCAGTATTAATACAAGTTATAATCCAATCTTCTTCGATGACGAAAAGATTCCAATGAGTACAATGCTACAACACATACTGATGTTCTACAAGTATGGTGGTAAACAGTTGTATTATTTTAACACCAACGATGGACAAGGCGAACTTGACATTAGCAAACTAATGGGAGACCATGCTTTACCAGAACTAGAGCAAGCAATAGTTGATGAAGAAGATTGCGAAAGTTGCACAATATAAAACTTGACATGCTATTCGTAGCATGTTATAAACACATGAAGATAACATATTAAGGGAAACACACATGAGCGTCTTTGACACAACAAACAAAGCAGACCATACTAAGGTTACTGCATTTTTAGACCCAACTGGCGGTCCAACTATTCAGCGTTACGATACACTAAAGTATAAAAGTTTTGATAGCCTAACTGATAAACAGCTAGGATTCTTTTGGCGCCCAGAAGAAGTAGACATCTACCAAGATGCAAAAGACTTTAAAGCTCTCAGTGAACATGAACGTCACATCTTTACATCAAATCTAAAGCGTCAGATCCTACTTGACAGTGTACAAGGTCGTGCGCCAGTTGAAGCATTTGCTCCTATTGTAAGTTTACCCGAGATTGAGAACTGGATCCAAACATGGACGTTCTCAGAAACAATCCACTCACGTTCGTACACACATATTATCCGCAACGTGTACAGCAACCCTAGTAAAATCTTTGATGAGATGATGAACATTGAAGAGATTGTTGATTGTGCTGGAGATATCTCAAAGTACTACGACGACCTTATCGAACAGAGCAGTTGGTATAATCTACTAGGAGAAGGCACTCACACAGTTAATGGTAAGAAGGTTAAAGTTGATCTTTATGAGCTAAAGAAACTGTTGTGGCTTACACTAATGAGTGTTAATATCCTTGAAGGTGTGCGTTTTTATGTGAGCTTTGCATGTAGCTGGGCGTTTGCAGAAATGAAGCAAATGGAAGGCAATGCTAAGATTATTAAACTTATTGCCCGTGATGAAAACCTACACCTAGCAAGCACACAGATGCTACTAAAGATTCTTAAAACAGATGATCCTGTGTTTGAACAGATTGCAAAAGAAACAGAACAAGAATGTATTGATATGTTTGTAGATGCAGTTGATCAAGAGAAAGCATGGGCAGACTATTTGTTCAAAGACGGATCGATGATTGGACTTAACACTGTATTGCTAAGTGACTATATCGAATGGATTTGTACACGCAGAATGACTAATGTTAATCTTAAAAGTCCGTATAATGTAAAAAGTAATCCTCTGCCATGGACACAAAAATGGATTAGTGGTGCTGATGTACAAGTTGCACCACAAGAAACAGAGATTACATCATATGTTAGTGGCGGCACTAAGCAGGATGTAAGTACAGATACATTTAAAGGATTTAGTTTATGATAGAAATCTACGGCAAACCTCAATGTCCATTTTGTGATAGAGCAAAGGCATTATGCGAAACACGTCAGTATGAATACAAGTACTATCAACTTGACGAAGACTTCACACGTGAACAAGTATTGGAAATGTTTCCGGGCGCTCGCACCTTTCCGCAAATCAAAGTAGGCGGCAAGATTATTGGCGGCTGGGATAAGTTTCCACAGTATTTAGAAGAAACAGGTTATAACGGAACAGGACACTCATTATGATTATTGAAGCACCATACAAAGCAACAGACACAGTCACTATTAGAACCACAGCAGGTGAAGAGATTGTGGGTAGATTTGTTGAAGAAGATGCTACCACTATAAAAATCACCAAGCCACTAGCACTACAAGCAACTCAGCAAGGCATTGGACTAGGTCCTTGGGTGTTTACTGTGGACCCTGCCAGTACTATCAAACTAAATAAAAGTGCAATAGTATTTGTACACAAGACTGCAAAAGATATGGCCAGTCAGTATGTACAAGCAACAACAGGTTTAGCAGTAGCTTAGGAGTATAGATGCCAGGAGTAGCTTGGAAAGACGGAAAAAGCAGTGTTGCTTGTACCGACGGTGTTAGAGGAAGAGTATGTCGACGAGCCGGTGATCCTTCAGTGCCTGTTGCTTGGAACTGGGATGCTAACACAACACAGTCGAGCAATGTTGGCAGTGGCAATGTTTTTGTTAACAACATAGGCGTTGTTAGAAAAGACGATGTTATGAAAAGTCATCCACACGGCGATCCTTGTACACCAAGTGCTATAAATCATGCTCCGCCATTAGATACTTATTCTCCAAATGTTTATGCCAATGGAAAACAAATAGGACGTATAGGCGATCATTATGATGGGGATGGTACAAGTCAAACACATCAAATAACAACAGGCAGTTCTAACGTATTTGCAAACGACGGTTGACAATCCTATAAATCTGTGCTATAAAGTATTATAACAAATAATAAGGCTTAGAAAGGCACAATATGGAAAAGATTATTGTAACAGACTGCGATGGCGTTTTGTTGAACTGGGAGTACGCATTTTGTGCTTGGATGACACAGCACGGGTATACTGAAATTGAAAATGGTAACAAAGAATACAACATCGGCAAACGATTTGGTATCACACTAAAAGAAGCTATCAAGCAAGTTGTGATATTCAATGAAAGTGCAGCAATGGCATTCCTACCAGCACTACGTGATGCACGTTTTTATGTTAAACGACTACACGAAGAGCATGGTTACGTGTTTCATTGTATTACAAGCATGAGTCTTGATCCTAATGCCAAGAAGCTACGTCAAATGAACTTGGACAAGTTGTTTGGTCCAACTGCGTTTCCAGTATTAGAGTGTTTGGATACAGGTGCAGACAAAGAAGAAGCACTTGAGAAATACCGTGACACTGGCTACTACTGGATTGAAGACAAGTTTTCAAATGCAGTTGCAGGTCAAGCAGTAGGCATGCGTCCGATACTAATCGAACACGGTTGGAACATGAACGAAGTTGTGCCAGATGGTATGAAAAAAGTTGTTAACTGGAAAGAGCTTTACGGACACATTGTAGGTGACTGAGTTGAGTGAAATACATGACGCAATGAAAGTTGCATTTGCAACTTACGTTAAAGAATCAGAGAAGTTTGAACAAGAGGGTGTAAAAGTAAGTGCTGTTCGTGCCCGTCAAGCTCTCAACGATTTAAAAACATTGATAACAGAGCGTCGAAAAGAAATACAAGATCAAAAGCTGAAGACATGAGTGAAAAACAGTACCTGTACAATATTGCTGACAAAGTTTCTTTGTATGTGCAAGCAAAACAAAATGCTATTGACTTTTTAGTAAAAAATGAAATAAAAGATCGCAACAGCATTCAAAACTGTTTGATTATGAGTCAAATATGGACAGCCTCGCAGATTAATGATACTATCACAATAAATGATATTATGATATATCTTGGCAACAACGAGCCTGCTGATGACGATCTTGACATGAAAGAAGTAGTATTGGATGATGAAATGAAACATCTTACTCTTAATGAAATATTAGAAGTGGCCTTAGACTCAGATGATGGTATTTGATATTGGTTGTGCAACTATCAGTGTGTGTGAAGATACTGCAAAATGTGCAGTAGATAATATACAACATGATGATGTAATGTTGGTTGCAGAGTTCTGCAACAAG